ACTGTCGGCATTTATCCTTCTCCCATTTTTTTATATAGGACACTTCTTACAAATGTCTCTATTAGTATTATGACCTTTAATAGCTTTACCCCAACCTACAGTACCGCCAGAATTAAATTTAACCTTACCGCCTTTGCGATATTTCTTTCTTACCATACCGCCTTTAGCTAACCAAGGTTCATCCTTAAATTTTGTCAAATCTTGTTTAGCAAGAATACCCCAAGGACTTGTTTCTCCTCCGGGTTCTGCTCCGCCAAAGATACCACGAAAGAAATTATCGATAGTAGCACCTAATCTATTTGTTTTATTTCCTTCAGCATCGTACCACGACTCTTCCATTTTTTTAACAGGATCAACACTAACACGAGAACCTGAATCTGCATGTTGATGACTACGATGAAGACCCGGAATACTTCCCATAGTTTCATCTGTAGTTTCATCGATATTCATAACCTTTATCATCTGTTCAGCTTGTTCTGTTCCTCTACTCATACCCGGTTCAGTAGCTCTAATATCAAAACCATAATCAACTTTTAAATCTTCAGGTTGCATTACTGTATTTGGATCATAAGCATCAATAGGTTCATCCATAAAGCTTTCAACAGAAACACTATCATCCATTACAGGTTCATCCATTTGAGAATCTACATAGTAACCTCTTACAGGTTCATCCATTACTGAATCTCTAGTACCAGCTAATTCAATCATACGTTTCGTTTGCGCGTCATGTGCTTTTTTTGCATCTGCTATTCTCTTTTCAGATTCTGGAGGATATTTTCCTATCTGTGATTTTATTTGTTCTATAACCTCTTGTATTGAATCTGTCCAACTACCGTCAGAGATAAAGTATCCAGAGTTATCATCTTCTTCAGTTACTTGTGCTTCTGCTACTACTGAAGGTTCTCCCGGTATACGTTGGGAACTAGAAAGTCCACCACGCTCTTCTAACCTACGAAGTGCTTCCGTTCTAGGATCAAATCCTTCAGCGGCTATAGAGGCGGCTCTTTCATCACGAGAAACACGAGGAAGACTTACACCTTTTTTAGGAGGTACTCTCTCTGGTGATGGTGCAAGAGCTTGTGCTACTTTAGCAAGCCTAGCTTGTCTATTTGCATTAGCTCTACGTTCATTATCAGGAGGAATTATTTCAGCTAATATTTCTTCTATATCCATATCCCCACCAACATCCATAGTCATATCGTTAACATCTACTCCAAATACATCACGCATAAGCCTCTGTAAAGCAGCCCGTGGATTTCTATGTTTATTATATCTTCGATTCTTTCTACGCAATACATCACCCGGAGTTGATGTTGTTCCAAACCCTGTACCGTATCTTTTTCTTTTAGCCATAGTTAAATATCCTTTTTGCTATACGTTGCGTTCCCTAATCCTCTCATAGCTACACCACCACCACGAGAAAATTTCTTTTTCTTATTACCTGACATAACTTTATCCAATGTTTTATATAATCGTAGTTTATCACTATCTTCATCTTCCCATTCTAATTGTGGCATAGGAACTGGTTTAAACTTTCCAGTCATTTCTTTTGGTTCCGGCATAGGAACTGGTTTTAAATTCTTTAAATCCCAACTATCGATTTTATCACTAAAACGGCCTAATTTATTTACTTTTTTTCTCTTACTCTTTTTCTTTTTTTCAGACATAATTTAAAATCTCCAATACCCTAACCGTTTCTGTTGTGAAGGTTCGTCATCAATATCATCAATAAGAAAAGCATCAAGGGGATGATCAACTTTCCAAGACTCCTTCAAATATAAAATAGCCATCACCATTGCATCTACTTGATCATCGTAGGTTGCGTTAGGGAAAGCACTTGCTTCATTAACCAGATCCATTGCAAAAGGTTTATTCGGTATCCAAACCCGTCCCGACTCCAGAATAGGAGTCGATGCATTAACTCTGGATACTTTATCTCTATCAGGATTATATTCAAGAACAGGTAAACCAGCCCTTCTCAAATCTTGAATTAGCGATTGTCCCGATGCTTTTTTCTCTACTATAACAACATCAGGCTCATATATATCATACATCTCTTGTGCAGTACTACGCAACTCAGGATACTCTAATCTTTCACGTTTATTAGAAAGTAAAATTAAATGAGAAACTAAATGTTCTCCACCACCACTGTCTACATTAAGATGTTGGAATATTCCCCAAGTTTGAATTACTGAATAATCGGCTGACGTTTTAACAGAGAAAGCTGTATCATAAGTTTGTAATATAAACTCGCAATCCGGTGGATCTTGATATTCCCATTCTTGGAACCAATACTTCTTTATAATTCCCCCTTCATCTGGAGTTGGATCTTGCATGTAAAGAGATTGCCAATACTTACTACCGTTCTGTGAACGGATTTCAATCTCATCTTTTTTTAATAAAGCATCTGGTTTCCACTCTGGAAAATAAGAAGTACCTTCCGGTAATCCTAGAAGTTCAGATGAAGGAGTATCAAGCCAAGCAGGAATTTTTATAACTTCCCAATTATCAATCTCTATATCATCTTCTTCCGAATCAAAGATCGAATCTTTTTTTCTTTGTGCTTCCATAGAAAGAAGCCAGCCGCAAATATCATCTTCATGATATCTCGTGTTTATGATTACAACACTACCATTCGGCATTAAACGTGTTCGTAAACCAGCAGGATACCATTCCTTAATGTATCTACGACCAGCTTCTGAGAAGGCATCTTCTTCTGACATAACATCATCAAGAAGTGCTACGTGACAACCACGACCAGCAATCTGTGAACGAACACCAGCCGCTATATAAACACCATTCTGATTGGTCTGCCATTTACCGGCAGCGCGAACATCTGATCTTAAAGTTGTAGCAGGAAATATCTCTTTATACAAATCCGTATTTACAAGGTCACGAACAGCCCTACCAAAATCAGCAGCAAGTTGATCGGAGTGAGAAACAGAAAGTATCTCGTGGTTGGCATGTTTTCCCATATACCAAGCTGGAAACATCTTTGAACAAATTACAGATTTAGTAGACCGTGGTGGAAGAAACACCATGATCCTTTTAATCTCACCTTCTTCTACCTTTTGTAGTTTGTTAGATAATAATTCTATATGTCTACCTATTTTAAAATCCGCAATTAAATACGGAGCCATGATCTTAACAAAAGTAAAGAAGTTGGTACGAGCTTTGACTATAGCTTGTTCAAAAAGTTTCTCTCTTAGTTCTATGTAATCTTGTTTACTTATCTAAATATCTCCTTGCCCCTAAGTTCCATAAATCATATATTTCATATCGTTGTAAACCAAATTTATCTTTTAACATTCTAATATATTTTTCAAATTCTTTAGCAGTCTTCATGCCTTCTTGATAATGCATCTCTCCAACTGAATCATAAGGAACGTCATCCATATAGCGTTTGTTTCCGTCTTTATCAGGAGTTGTTTCAAAATCTGTTCCAGAATAAACTTCATCTATTATATGTTCCCAATCACTAAAGTGTCCTCTTCCCGCTTCTTTGATTTCTTCGCTAGTTGGTGGATCTACATAATCCCATACCCATTCTTTTCTACTATTATCCCATTCCATTCTAGTATCAGGTATCAAGCGTGGTCTATTAAAAACTTCTCCTGTTTCTTTATACCATGCATCATCAACTACTTCTTTCTTCGGTAAAGTTTCATATACAATTGACATTCTCCAATCATCTTCAAAAGCTTGCTCCTCGTGTGGAGATACATCTTCCTTTTTTGGTTCTCTGTCTGGATTACCAGTATAATGAATATTACGTAATATACCTTTTTCATTATCCTTCCAAATATTAAATACTTTATCAGCTATACTGTTTACAAAATTTGATTCATAATCAGCAAAATCATCAACAGGAATAGGTGTGTCTACCTTATCAGTAATTAATTTTGGTTTAGGTGTACCAATAACTTGTGCTGCTGCTTTACCACCACGTAAGACTTCTCGTCTAGTCATGGGTTCCCCTTTCATTCCCTTGACTAGAGTTGCAATATCATCTAATATATTCTCAGAACCTTTTGTACCCTTCTCTATATTCTCTTTTACTTCTTCGTCGGTAGGCCAGTTAACAATAGAATCTATTAGCAATCCAAGAGGATTACGCCGTGCAGCAGCACGAGCAACTTTACCAACTACCCGTCCCGCTTTCTTCCAGTTTGATTCAGGGGGTAAAGCAGGAGACTCTTCTATAACAGCTAAGTCTCCTTTTTTTGCTTCTTCAGATGTAGATAACTCACTAAAGGTATCTACCAAATCAATCTCTACTGGATCTTTAAAATCTGTAGGTTTCTCAGCCAAAATTAATTACTCCGAATACTAAACCTACAAACAAACAAAAACCTATAGCTGCTATCCATAAACGTACAGCAGTTTTTCCTTCGTCATATTTTTTAAAAATAGATCTAGCCATAACTATTTAATCTATATTTTTGGTGTGGGGGTTTTATTTTTTCCCGCCGTCAACCACTCTAAGCCCAACAGCTTCCGCAAGGTTCTCAATATCTTTTTCAATTTTATCTTCACTGTCTTGATTAGAGAAGTGAGACAGTTTAACCCTTTGCTCAGACTTGTCAACAAACATACCCAAATGCCTCGCAATGGTTTCCATACTACGGTTAGCATTAGTGTAATCATCATTGTCCATAGCTTGATCATAAACGTTTGCAACTTTATCCAAAACTTTTTCAGCATTCCACGACATCCTCCTTAACGCCTCCTCTTTAAGATTCTCAATTCTACGTTTAATTTTTTTGTTGTTGTAAAATAAATTCTTCGCTCTTTGCATTGTGTTCTTATTATCTTTCCCTTGACTATATCCTGCTGCTATGTAAGCATGAAGCAAGTCACCCGTAGCTACACATTCCATAGCAAACTTTTCTTGCTTCGCTGTCATACCACCTACTACAGCAGATCGTCTCAGGAAATTATTAGGTGCTTTATCTGTATCTTCTAACATCTTTGCAAAATCTTCTGGTTCATCCGGTTTCTCATATTGTTTATAACTTATTATTTTTTTACCTTCCTGCCTACGAGTACGTCTATTATATTCTTTACGCATCTGATGAAGGTCTTTACCGGCTGAAGCCATCTTACGAGTAGCAGCGGTATCTATTATTAACTGTTTTAACTCATCAGTAGATAATTCACAATACAGGATATCAGCATCCCTGTCAAGATTTTTAGTATAATCTTGATGGGTAATGGGTCTATTTATCATTTTAGCTATTGACTTCCTTTATAGTTTACCATATAATATAGAATGGATGCTACCAATGTAGGTCCGAATTATTCTTGCTATAAACATAGGAGAAAGCAAAAATGCGTAATATTAGATTTCAAAGTCCTTCCTTTAGAGAGGCACAAAATTTTATGAGAGATAGTTTTTTTGAAACTATAGATACTAGCTTAGAAAATAATCTTACTGATTTTCTAAACTATATGTTCTTTTATTCTAACGAACCAAAGATGCAGTTTTCAAATCTATCTGTTAAAAATTTAAGTAAACTTCCTTTCAACGGTATTAATAATGAAATTCTTCATTACGGTGGTGATTACATCGTCACTGATAGTGAAGATAAAGACGAAGCAGACTTCATCTTTCATTTTATTCTACCGGGACATAACAGCCAAACAGTGGAAGTTTTAAAAAAGGATAAATATATTATCATCAAATCTAAACAAACGGATGAGAATGATAAGCATTCCTTTTATAAATCAGTACCACTAAAGAGCCTGTCTCTTGAAGTTAAGGATGTTATCTTTAAAGACGGTGTACTTAGTATTAGTATTAAAGATGAAGCAAAAGAACCTGTAGAGGAATCTTTACAGATTACCCAACAGTAAAGTCAAACATCTTTATCTCTTCTCTGAAGGAGTCGGTTATAAGGTCAACTACCTTTGGGTTTCGATCATAGTAATCGGCTCTTTTATTTTTTAATTCTCGTTTTGTAGGTACACCAGCAAAACTAGGGAGAGTAGTCTTTGTTACTTTAAAAAGTTTATTAAGCAACGGTGTTGTATTTTCAAAACAAAAGATATCGTTTACTTCAGATAACCAAACTAATTGAGATGTCAACCTTGGTCCACAAAAAGGAAAGGAATGAAGGTAGTCATAATCTTTATCATCCAATACCCATTTAGCAAATCCCCTACTCTTTATTCTGTGTTGTTCCTTTATGGCATCCTTTGTTTCCTTTATCCCTTTACACCAAGCTATACGATCTACTGGACCGTTAACATAAAACTCATACATCTCTATCATGTAGTCAAAAGGATTACGGATAATTCCAAAGGTATAGTTACTGTCCCATTCCTCTGCCCCTAGTTCTGCTTTTATATTTAACGAGTAGGCCATGTAGGGAAGTATGTTCTTCTTTCCTTTATATTCATTTAGGTCTACGTCCTTTGACCCTATCATATAGTGCTTTATGTTTTCCCCTATTTGAGGGATAGCAAGGGGAGTATAGATAAAAATAAAATTAGATTTAGGATTATGGAAAAACATGCCAACCCCGTTCCTTTCCTTTACATAGTTCTATATCATGTTCAACCATATCAAATACTAAATCTCTAAATGAATGTTTAATCTTCCAGTTCAAATTATTTTGTATTAACGAACTATCCCCTAAAAGATATTCAACGTCAGAAGGTCTATAGAATTTAGAATTTATTTGGATCATAACTTCATTATTTTCATTATTCATCGCTGCTTCATGGATACCTGTTCCTACCCAACGTAGAGTAACTCCAATTTTTTTAAAGGCTAAGTTACAACAATCTTTAACACTGAATGTTTCTCCTGTTGCTACTACGTAGTCTCTTACGTTATCTTCTTTAGTAGGCTGTAACATTAGATGCATGGCTTTTATATAATCACGAGCATCCCCCCAATCTCTCCTAGCCCTTATGTTACCTAATTGTATTGGACCTTGATTTTGTCCTGTAGCGTACTTAGCAACGCCGTCTGTTATTTTTCTTGTTACGAAATCAACTCCTCTACGTGGGGATTCATGATTAAATAAAATTCCATTAACTGCATGGATATCATGAGCCTTCCTATAATTCTTAACTGTCAAGAAAGCAGACAGTTTAGAAATAGCATAAGGTGAAGCAGGATTAAACTCTGACTGTTCGTCTAGTTTATTTTTATTATCGAAAGCTGTGTTACCGTATAGCTCAGAAGTAGAAGCTTGGTAAAATTTAAATCTTTTATTAAATACATAATATAAAGCATCTAAGAAAGTAATAACGCCAACCGCATTTATTTGATGCGTGAGGGTTGGTATTTTAAAAGATTCTCCTACATGACTTTGTGCAGCAAGGTTATATACTTCAATATAGTTATCCATTATTTTAAGGTAACCACTACAATATTTCCCTACTGTTTCAACAAAGCTTTGGATAGAAGAACTATCTAGGAAATCCAAATTAATTATAGTTAGGTTAGGATGATTAATAAATTTTTTAATATTACTGTTAGAACTTAAAGGCATTGATATTCGACGTACCCCTGCATATACTTTGTATCCTGTATTCAATAAGTATTCTGTAAGATACGATCCGTCTTGTCCGGTCATTCCTGTAACGATAGCTAACTTTTGCATTTTCAAAACCACACTTTCAAATTATATATGATATAGGTATCCTCACAATAAACTAAGGGGGTATGTTTTACAAGACCCAAAATTTTGAAATTTATGTCAGGGCGTATACGAGGGGAGACACGCCCCTCTAATTTTTTCCCCTCCCCCTCCCCCAAAAGAACAAAACGTGAACAAAAAAAGACGCAAAAAACCCAGCGTTTCCGAATGGAATTGCCGGGTTAATTGCGGCGGCGGCGGATTAGATTATCGACGTTTTAGTTTCTGGATACGCAATCGCCAGAGCGTTCCTTACACCTTGCTGGTTTGCTCCGGCCAGTATCAATGCAATGGCAAGAAATTTGGCTGTCGTTACATCTTTGCACATGGGCTGACTGAGTAGTTTCAGATACTCGCCATAGTTCCCCTTGGTCAGTGACATTGCGTCTCGCTCGACACTCTGAACGATAGGCTTCAAATCGGTTACAGTTTCATTCATCAATTCGTTTGCCGTCATTGTCATGATTAAAAACGGGGCGGTTTTATTAGAACCGCCCCGCCCCTATGCTGTCGTGCTAT